GGCTGTCGGCAGACAATGGGGACCTGGCGAAGCACGATGAGGCGCTCGGCGTTGAACACGTCCTTCAGCGTTTCAAATGCAATGGCTTCATCCATCGCAATGTCGCAGAACTTGGACCAGTGTTTCCGCTCCATTTCTGAGCGAAGCACGACTGTAGTTTCCTGGACAAACACGCGCTCAATCTGGGCAAGATCGCTGCTCCAGTCAGCTTCGATCACTCGGCGAGCACCATGCTCACCTGTGGCAAAATGCTGACGGGTTTCCAGCTGTTGTGCCTCAACAATGGCGCTATGCTTGTTCTCCAACTGCAGTGCGTGCAAGCGTGCTTTCATTCCAAGGTCCCACAATTTCTCCTGTAGCGGGTACGCCCAATTGTCGTAATCTGCCTCCATTTTCTTCCTTGCCAAAGCCTCTTCCGCTGAAAGAGTGCGACCAATCTTGGCGAGAGCGCGGTCGGTGCGAAGAATGCTGCGGTGCTCACTGAGGAGCTCATTCCAGGCCTGCACCTCTTCCAGCTGCATCTCACATCGTTCAGCACTCTCCCCGGACAAGGTAGGTCCAGCAACCAATGGGCCCAAACCAAGTGCCGCAGGAAGGGTTCCAGGGGCCAGGGTAGCCACATCTTCGGGCTCCGGCCAACATGGGATGTCACCCCTGTCATAGCGGCTGCTTAATTCATCAGGACCCCAGATGACTGCCGACTCATCCGAGGAGAGGTGCGGGACTTTTGAAGAGCGCACAAAGCGGATCATGTCAATTGGCAAATTCTGTAGATGGTCGTCGACTGCTCTCTGGTAGTCATAAGGCCGTTCAAGGGCCGTGTGATTCAGATCAGCGAGGATCCAATGATGGGTGTGGTGCACAGTGGCAGGAGTTAGCAATGCCCAAGGGTGGTATCTTCCGACAACATGGACGGGTAGAATGACGTACTGAACCCCGTTCGATCGCTGGACCGCGAGGTAGCCGACATTCACTCTCAATTCCAAGGTCAAGATCAACCTACCCAACATGGTAACGTCCAGACCAGTCTGGACTCCAAGTGGCAATTCATCGCTATACGCTGCCAAAGCACCATCCCAAACGGACAAGGACCCGTACCGCTCAACTACCAGGGAAGCGAGAAGCCTGAAGCCACAGGCCAATGAGTCGCCGCCATAGTCAGGACGCACGTCGATAGAAGGCCGCAGCACGTCCCGCCACGCAAGGGTGGCGGTGGAGTCAGCGTATCCATCCATGCGCAATGTGGCTGGCAACCAAGCCAAATGGACTTCGACAATTTCGCGATAGGCGTCGGCCTCAACTTTCTTCTTAGAAGGGCCACAGAACACCCGTCGGAGCAGTCGGCAGGCGGACATGCACGTGAACTGATGGGAGTAGGCATCCCACACAATGGCGGTATGGGGCGGAGGGATGTGTAGGAGCCCTGGCTCCAAACCCTGCACCGCCTCACAATACGCGCCTTTTGGATTTGGTGCGTGGATATACCCATGACCAACAGGCCGCCGCAGTCGGGCTACTGAGCCCCAGCGGCATAGCTGACAAGTCATTTCTGTAACCTGTGACGGTACGCGATCTGCCCCAGGGGCAGGCGGAAGAACCGGAACATCGGGCTCATCAGCCATCACCGCCGCCTCAAAGGCGCCGCTCACAGGCGCGCCAGTGGGCGAAACAGGAGGCGAGAACTCCAAAGTCTCGGTTGTCTGGGAGGGAGCAAGAGCTTCAACCTCGTCATCTAAGACCGTCACAGTCAGTGTAGTCGATGGAGGAGAGTAGGAGGGGGTGTGGTCATCATGGCGAATGGGTGCCGAAGCCACGCCATGTATGAAACGAAGGTGTGAGGGGAAAAGTTCCCGAAGGTGATAGAGAGCATCACTCAGATCGGGCGGCAACGGAACGGTGGGAAACAGGATGGTGGCATGGTGACTAACCCGGGAACTTGATGCATCGATGCTGATTGTCTCGGGATAGACCCACGTCTACCATCCCCGCGGCCGGCTGCAAGGCGTCCTGAGGCCGTAGTTCCCCACTGCT